TATGTACTATGAAGAAAATTTCACAAAGTACACATCAGCAAGTGAAGCGCTGACAGAGTTTAAACGGATTTTCAGGAAGTCAAAACGAAAGTTTAGGGACTTTTTCCCAATCTTGGACGAAAAGGTAGATGATTTTTGTCGCAAAGCTTATCGTGGGGGCTGGACGTTTGCCAATCCTAAAACGCAAGGGCGCACGCTGAAACAGTTGATAGACATCTACGACATTAACAGTATGTACTCTGCTACTATGTTGCAAAATGCTCTCCCAATCGGCATACCGAAACGATACAAGGGGAAGCCCAAGGAGATAAAGGAAGACCATTATTATATCTATCATATTAAAGCCGATTTTGACTTAAAACGTGGCTACCTCCCAACTATACAGATTAAGCGCAAACTTGACGCTTTACGCATTGGGGTCAGGACTAGCGACTATGTGACTACCTCTAAAAACGAGGTTATAGACCTATATTTGACTAATTTTGACCTTGACTTATTTTTAAAACATTATGATAGTTCTATCATGTATGTTGAAACACTTGAATTTCAGACAGAATCAGGGTTGTTTGATGACTATATCACAACTTACCGATACAAGAAAGAAAACGCACAATCCCCAGCAGAAAAACAAAAAGCTAAGATTATGCTAAATAGCTTATACGGGAAGTTTGGCGCTAAAATCATATCGGTTAAGAAACTAGCCTATCTGGACGATAAAGGTATATTACGCTTTAAAAATGACGATGAAGAAGAAGTACAACCCGTTTACGCACCCGTTGCGCTATTTGTAACATCAATAGCCCGTCACTTTATCATATCGAACGCACAAGAGAATTATGATAATTTCTTATATGCTGATACAGACAGCTTGCACCTATTCCATTCTGATAGCCTTGTCCTAGACATTGACCCGTCAGAGTTTGGCAAGTGGGCGCATGAGGGCAGAGCCGTAAAAGCAAAATATTTACGCTCAAAGCTCTACATAGAAGAACTAATACAAGAAGACGGAAGCACACACCTAGACGTTAAAGGCGCGGGAATGACACCAGAAATCAAAGAAAAAATCACTTTTGAAAATTTCGTTATCGGGGCAACGTTTGAGGGTAAGCGTGCAAGTAAGCAGATTAAAGGAGGTACTCTAATTTATGAAACAACCTTTAAAATCAGAGAAACAGACTATCTTGTTTGATGGCTTTATACTCTCGGTTTACCGCTCCTTTTTTAAAAATTTATTACATAAACAACAGGTTAAAAATAAAAAAGGGTATTACTACCAGAAATCAAACAACGCTCCTAAAAATACTATTTTTCTAAAGTCCTATCTAAAAGCACATTATGCCTATGAAGATTTTGACTATATCATGGAATTATACAAATTTGTTTCACAAGAATTTGATAAAATTTCAATCAATGCTTTTTACAATCTTTGCACATATTTAGAAGAAAACAAAATCTACTCACTTTCTTCTAACGCTCTATACGATTGTTACGAGAAATCCAAGAACCGTCAAAACGATTTAGAAAATCTCAATACAATCATCACACCATTAAAATTTTTAAAATCAACAACGGAGAAAAAACAAAATGGCTAAAAAACAAGCAAAACATGAAAACTTTGATACAGTTGTAGCACAAGCTACAATCACAGCGACATCTAACAAGTCAGACGGCAAGTATAAGCAGAAAAAAGCGACTAAAGCCGTGTACCTTGTCCCAGCGACAGAAGAAGACGCTAAAAAGTTGACAGACTTTGGGCTTCAGCTCTACACACCAGACACAGAAAAAGACCCAGACGCTAAACCTTATTTCATCGTGAAAGCTACTGAAAATGTGAAAATCTTCACAAGTGAAACAGATTTTGAAGAGGTTAACTTTGGGGTATCTTATGAAGACGTGAACCCAGAGACAGGAGAAATCACAGTCAAGAAGACACCAAACTACAAGACAGAAACTCCTGTACACGTTGCAATCATGTTTGTAGAGGGTGGCGAGAATGGAAATGACTTTTTCCGTCTTAATGCTCTCATGATGGAAGACGTTCTAACACTTGAAGAAGTTCAACCAGTCAACCCATTTGCTGGATTGTTTGGAAAATAAAAAAGAGCCTTCCAATAGGAAAGCTCCAATTATAAAGCGTTTTTCATGGTTTAAAAAGTCAGTTGGTTAGAATGACTTGCACCAATAAGCACCCCTTAAGGTGTAACCATCTTATCAGTACTAGTTAAACCTTGAAAAGCCTTACAACTTTACTATATCATACTTGATTTATTTTGTCAAGTATGATATACTTTGTTTAAAAATTGAAAGGAGAGGGCTATGACCTCACAAGAGTGTTTAGAAATCCTAAACAATGCAATTTCTAAAGTCGGAAACGATGAAGAAATTGAAAGCCTAACAACGGACTTGATGGACATCAAGGATTTTGTGGGCGAAGTTGACTTGTCTATCTCAGTCTTGAATGAAGACGTTGAGCGCTTAAACAAGAAAAACGGTGAATTACGTTCAGCTAATAACGAACTATACCGCCGTTTAGGGGCGCAAGATGAAATCATGAAAAAGGCTAATGAAGACATGAGCGTAGTATCAGCAATCAATGCTGTTATTTAATAGAAAGGAAAAAGGAAAATGAAACAGTTTTCTAAACAAATTAACTGGTATCCTAACAACGCACTAGACGCACTTAAGGACGAACCAGAAACAGTCGCAGAAGTTACACCGCCAGCAACTATGCCTGCTGACACACCAGCGCAGGAAGTGCCAAACTATCCAGCGCAAGCCCCAGCCAGCGAAGTTGAGGGCGTAGAAATGAACATCGACCACGAAAACATCGTAGAAGAGGGAGAAGAATAACATGGCTAATAAAATTACCACTTTTTTATCAGGTCAGACAGGTAAACAAATCTCAAACATTGACCTATTGAACTCTATCCGCACCCGTGCCAGCGCTGACTATCAGGCAGACATCCCTGTACTTGAGGGCGCACGCATTAACCACGCAACCGTGCCGTATCAGGATTTTCAAAAGCATGCCAACGAGTTTTTCACAGCTTTGGTCAATCGTATCGGGTCAACCGTTATCAAGGCGCTTACTTATGAAAATCCGCTTGCTATTTTCAAGTCTGAAACATTTGAGTTTGGGGACACATTACAAGAAATCTATGTACACCCAGCCGAGAAGAAAACCTATGACGCAAAATCAGACGTCAGCCCGTTCAAATTCGCTGATACAGACATCGAAGTATTCTATCATACTTTGAACAATGAAAACTACTATGAACGAACTTTTGAGCGTGCTTGGATTCAGAAAGCCTTTGTTTCTGATATGGCGTTTGACGAGTTTGTAGACAAAATGTTTACATCACTCCTTTCATCTGATACGCTGGACGAGTACCAAGCCGTTAAGGGCGTACTTGAGAAATCACTTGCTGAAGTCTCTTATACTGACCTTACAGGAACAACTAAAAACATCACAGTTGCTGGTACTAAGATTGACGAAAGCAAATCTGATTTTGTGGTAGACTTTAACCAGTCACTTATCAACCAATCTAAACGTTTCACAATTCCAAGCCGTACCCAATTTAACAACCCCGTGGGCGTGCCAAACATGACGGCGATTGAAGACCAATACCTAGTCATTTCTGCAGAATTTTCTACACATCTTGACATGCTTTTGGCTAACGCTTTCAACATGGATAAAGCTAGCGTACTCGCTCGCACAATCGTGGTAGATGATTTTGAAAAATTCACAGGAGAGGGCGCAAACAATGGACGGAAGCCAGTTGCTTTCCTTATTTCAGCTAAGTCTATCATTAACAAAGATAAACTGGTGCACATGGAAGCAATCCGCAACCCTCGCAACATGACCTACAACTATTTCTACCATCATCACTATATGACAAGCCTTTCACTTTTTGAAAACATTCATTTCTGGTATACGGAAGGAGAATAATGAAATTTACTATTTATTCAGCAAAATATTTTGAAGAGTTAGAAACATACCAGCATTATCATGAATTTTTAGAAAAGATTGGTAAGGTTGAATATGTTACTGATATAGAATCTGGAAATCCGTTTATCTATTTAGAAGTTAATTCTTTAGAAGACTTGGTTAAAATTATAGATGAAATAGGTTTATCCTTTAAAATATGCAAACCTTATGTATCTGGAAGACCGTATGATTTATGGTTAATAGACGGGTATTTAGAATAAAAAGTAAGTTTCAGCGGGGGGGGGGGGGGCGCCCCCCCCTTTTTATTCATAAAGAATATAAAAGATAAAATACAAGAATTACAAGCGACATCTTGGCAAGATTGAGCTAAACAAAGAAACAGTAGAGCGTAACCGTCTAGCCTTTTTTGAGTTCTATTTCAATTATTTCTATAATATCGTGGTCAATTATTTCACATGGGAGAACTTGCCTAATGACATTGACGAGTTGTTTATAGAAAAGAAGCTGATAGAGAATGGACACGTTGCATTTTTTCATGATGACACGTTTGGCTTTATTGCCCAAGGTGGAACACGTGGGGAACGCTTAAACCATTATGACCAGCCTTTGACCTATCAACCCGTAAATGCCAGCAGTATGAACTATTTTAAACAAATGGAAATCGCTTATACTGAAAATGATTTTAGAGTGATTGAAGAACTACACAAGGACAATCCAGACAAGATTAAAAGACCGTGTATTGTGATTCCTAACAATAATTTCTATGAGCCGTATATAGGCTATTTAGAGTTATTTTGCGAAAAGTTGGCAGATATTGAGCTGACAATCCAGCTAAACAGAAACGCACAAATCACGCCGTATTTCATCTTTGCGGATAATACTAATGTGTTATCTATGAAAAACATCTTTAATAAGATTGCTAATTTTGAACCCGTTGTGTATCTCAATAAGCAGAAAGACCAAGACGGACAAGACAGCTTTAAGCAACTATCGGACTATATCCAAGTTTTCCGAACGGACGCACCGTTTTTACTGGATAAATTGCACGATGAAAAGTTACGGGTTATGAATCAACTACTTACTTTTATTGGTATCAATAACAACCCCTCAGATAAAAAAGAGCGTCTAGTAGTATCTGAAGCTATTTCTAACAATGGGGTTATCTCAGCGAATATCGAAGTCGGTTGGAAGTCACGCAGAAAAGCGGTTGACCTTATCAATAAATGCTATGGGCTAGAAATATCCGTCAAGCCAGCTGAAACCATTCAGCAATTCAACCTTGACAAAGTAGCGCTAGACATTGCAGAGCAAGGGGGTGCAGTCTTTGACCCAGAATAACACCACAGCAACCATTGCAACCTTTTTAAAATCCCGATACAGAAACCCTGTAACAGGAAAACTAGACGGGTTGGCAGTTGATGAAAACGGCGATTTTCTACATTATAATACCATTATAGATGGTACTTATAACGAGCTTTTTAAGGATATGCACCTAGTAGACGGTGTTTCAGAAAATTTCAAGAAAGAATTTTGTAAGCACTTTTACAACAGGGAGATAGGACTTGAGACTTTTGCACGCTTTCAGATTGCACTTGAAGAAGTCCTAAACAATGAGTGTTTTAATCTATTCAAGTATCTTGCAGAAATCAGAAACAAGGCTATCAAGGAATTAAATCAATCCATGAACATTGATACAGTCGGCAACCAAAAAGCAGATGGGCAAGCCTTACAGATAGCCAACACCACACCACAGGAGCGCAAGGAAATTGTATTTACGGAGCGCTACGGAGTGATTGAATACGCTGACAACTTGGTAGAAAACCACCAGAAAAACAATGCTGATACAAAAAGCAATGTTTCAGGTTGGAGTGGTTCAAGCCTTGCTGAGCGTTTACAAAATAACGCAGAATTGAAAGACATTCAATTTCAGATTTTCAACATTTGCGACAAGCTATTTTTACAAGTCTTTTAGAAAGGGGTATGGATGAAAGATTTATCAAATGCTAAAATACTAAAATATGATAGTATGTTAGAAGAAATCACGCTATTTAATTTTCAGGATTTTGTCTATGCTGAAGATGGTTTGTATTATATCAAGTCAGCAAGTAAGCGACTAGGAGACTTATCCAAGTTGTGGCTAAAGCTAAAGCCTATCAGTTATCATTATGAGAGCATTGAAGACCAAACTTTCTGGACTATCAGAAAGAGCTATCAGCCGTTACAATCCATTAAAGCATTGTTATTTATCCGCTTTAAGATTGTGGGATCTTATTATAGCTTTGAGAAGCTGACCAGCAAAAGTAAGCTGAAAGGCTTTGGCAGAGTGATAGACGACAATAACTATTTCTCACGCATTCCCCTTGTAAACGAGGTGGTACACTGGGACAACGGGGTTATTATTACTCCTAACTACCAGATGAACATCACAGGGTTAAAAGAAAGCCGTGTAGAGATTGACGGTCAGCAACTCCTTGAAGATTGGTCTACCTTTAAAATCAATGTAAGCAACGATAGAAAGGGAGTACCTTGCACCATCATGACAGCAGAAAGGGGGCATGAAAACCTATGATAATTATTAACCTATCGGAAACACCCGATACACTAAATATTGAAGTCATGGGGCATGGAGACGATACAGACCAGTCTTGCGCCCGTGTTTCAACCGTTTGTGATTGTATCTATTTAACCTTTAAAGACCAGTTAGAGAAATACAAAAAGCATAACGGCTACACACTTTTAATTGCTAACAAGAAAAAACTAGGACGGAAAGATATTTTACTTTTGCGTTATCTGGAATACTTGGAAGCATTGAAAAAACTCTATCCAAACTCAATCAAAATTGAAAATACAAATAACAAGGAGAAAACAAATGGCAAAAACAACTAAAAAAGTTCAAGGGATTCA